TTATGCTATGATAAATAGAATGAAAATTTCATACTATATGGATAAAGGAAAATTAAAAGTCTTAATTATGGCTCTTAAGGAGATTGTAGATGAGTTAGAATCTGAGATTTATTCTGATCCAGATGCGTATAAAAATTCTCATGCCTTCTCATCACCCGAAGTCAGTTATGATGAAGCATATGATGATGACGATGGTTATGCAGATTAAATTATGAATGTATCATTAGTTTCCGTCACTCCAGATGCGGAGAAGACGATGGCATATATTGCAAGAGTTTCTAATCCATCTAATCAGGATAATGAAAACTTTGCTGGTCTATTAAAGTATTGTATTAAACATCAGCATTGGTCTGTGTTTGAACAGGCAACAATGACATTAGAGATTAATACTACTCGTGCTATTGCTGCACAGATATTA